CGGCCACAAGGCATCTTACACTATAATTATTTATAGTGTTAATAAGAGAATTTTTATTCTCTTAAAATAAAGGAAAATTTTCATTTATTAATTTGTGAGGGGCTATACGCCCGTCACGCTCAGTATTTGACTCGGTTACGGTTTTCACCATAACTATAAGAGCCAAGTATTTTCACACCTTCTTTGGTGATGGATTAAAACCGATATATTGGTGTATCGGGATCATAAAGATCCATATAAGGATTTTTAATTCTAGGTGGGTTTATACCCCCATCTAGTCTAATATTTCCATCAAGGAAATAGTTTGTGTCCACATAGTGAACAGAACCTTCGTCGATTAAATCGCCGCTTTCATAACCTATTAAATATAGGAATGGATCAATAATAGTAACTGAGACTAATCTCTTGTACCGTTATTTAAGCATGTGAACTAATTTCACTGCAAGTTTGATATCTAAAGATACCAATCGGTATTCAGCTCTCTAGGGAGAGTTAAATATTTCTTACCTTATAACATGTAAGATATAATTGTCGGACTCCATAAAAAGATGAAGCCGATCTTTAATTGTAGGATCAAGATCCACAACTTTCGCATTTAGAAAATCTAAAAGCGAATTCATAGAAGTACCATAAATACCAGCTAGAATGAGGGTGTCAGCTTTAAAAGATGATCCCCATTCCAAGCTCATATATTGGAACTTTTCAATTAGTTCTGTTTTAACAACAAAACTCAAATCTCTGTAAGATGTCAAACCAGGATTTTTTAAAATCTTGGTGAAATCACAGTAGTCTTCAAACGAGAGTTTCGTTTGATTCATACCGCTACAAACTGTAGCGAGACCCTTAACATTAATAGTTGGGGCTTTAGGAATACCTGAACCACGTAAAATACTTCTAAAGAAGTAATTTTACATAAGGGTATTTGCAATTTTCTCTGGTCTATTGACTAGAGGAACTTTTAATGATAACAGAAGTTACCAATTGGGTACGTCTTTTTTGATGATGTATTCTTCAAGACCTAATTCAGGTCTTTCCAAATAAGATAAAAGTTTTTTATCTTCCTAAATCCACATATGGTATTTACCAGTGGATTAAATTAGTTTCTCCGAACGGAGATAACCACCTTGATGTTTACCATCAAGTACTTGTTTAATCCTATATCTGCATTCAGATTGGACTAAACTATTAAAATCATCGGTGAAACCACCGCGGAGTTTCTTTTCTTCAAGTATAGCTTGAAGGAATTTAGGATTATCAGTGAATAATCCATCACCACCTAATTCTATAGGGAAAAAAGGTGCAATGACATCACTATCAGCTGGCTACATCAATTTGAGTAGCAGGGAAGCGATGTAAAATTCATGAGCAATAGCTTTATGATTTGAATACACTTAACGTGTACTCTTTCCCATGAGAGCAGATCTTCCTATAGTTTAGGAGACTGTTCCACGGGTATTAGTTGCTACATCTAGTATCAACTTAATTTTAGGAGTATCAAAAAATGATAACTTCTAAGCATTAACTTTAAGTTAAACTGGAAGTAGGTCGTCGATCTTTTAAGGAACGACTGCACCTGCTTCACAGAAATACATAAAGTTTTAAGAAATGACAGTGTCATGTTCTGATATCTTAAAATCAAGATATCTAAGTGTTTCAAGGTGCAACAACAAGGAGTCACGGGAGTTAGAGAGGACGACTAAGTCATCCCCCACTAACGAACCAACTCTTGTTTTTGCAGATTTGAAACAATATTCCTAACTAACTGTTAGTAATAATTTGGTTAATGGATCGCCCATAAACCAACCGCGTTTTTTTAAAACACGTTTATATTAACCCTTAGGAGTTAATGAGTCTTAATAAAAGACGAAACGAGGTGATTAATATAACCACTTCACAAGTTCAAAGAATTTTTTGAACTAAGGAGGCACTTTGTTAACAATTGCCTACAATATCTGAGCAGAAACAGAAGGGTTACCAAAATCGGTAGCCTCTTCCAAATCTGTAGATAAAGCATACACACGTTCATTAAGAAGTGTGTCCATGAAAGGATTTGCTGGATTTAATTAATCCATCAAAAAATTCCACATGTGATCTGATTCCAACAAACCAGATTTAGACCTTTCGTTAACAACGCAAGGAATTAACATATGATTAGCTAATTAAAGCAAGACACCATATGCAAAAGTAGGAATAGTAATAGTCCTAGCTTTAGAGGGTTCTAATACAGTTGAAACCCTAACGGAAGTAGTAATTTACTTCCTAGTGAGTGCTTACTCTATGCACCAATCAAGTACATCTTTTGGAGTACTGATTTTGTGTAGGGGCACTGTATATCTACCTAATGTAGATATGTCGTATGTAAAAGAAATTTAAGTTTTACATAATTCTGACAGGAAACCTGTCCCTCCACCCATTTCGACTGTCGACTCCATTACGGAAGTCGGACCAGTACTGATCTTGGCGGATCCAATATCAAACCTACTGAGGTTGATAGTATTATCCAACGTTGTTGGATTGAGGATTACTTTATGGTAATCTGATGTAATAGTCTTAATAAACTTATTAAGACTGTTTTCTCCCATTTTTTTATCTGCTTTTCCACAGGCTCGTGTTTGTGTAAACAACAAGACTGATGGAAAATCAATTAAAAATGGTTTGTAAATATCATATATTTACTTAAACTAGGGAATACCTAATTCACTAGCAGTAGCAGGAACACGACCATGTAACATGAACGCTTTCCTGACAAGTTTCTTAAATGTTTTCAATTAAGAAATAAAAAGAGCATAGTTCCTAGAAACTTACTCAAAAACCGTTTTAATTAAACGGTCAACAGATTTGTAATCACAATCTGTAGTTTTCTACTTTATAAGTAGAGGAAGAACAACACCGTCAACGGTGGCGTACCAATCTCTTATGGTGGAGATGACACAATTCTTCAGGTGTTAATCACCATGACAGAATTTGTGTTTTTTCCAACCGATAAGGGTAAGATTCCTTCTCATCAGCGCGAGACAGCGATCTGACAATTTAACGTAAAGTTAGCCTGCGAGATAAGCCGAAGCCTTGGAAGGACTGAGACATGTGAGGTTACAACCACCACATGGAAGTTTGTGCTAGAATATAGACAAACATGATTCTCTTTTGAGAATTACACTCTCTACTGCGGTAGAGAGAGGACCTTTTGGAACAAAACAGGAGGTCGGTCCCCCTAGAGTAACTAGAGGGGGCCTAAAGCGAATTTCC